TTAATATTTCCGTTTATTATGTTTCTTTGGATTGTACTTCTCAAATCCGGCAGCTGAAATACGTTTCTTCAGATTCTTGTCCGCTTTAAAAACTACGTTTTTCACTTGGATGGATTCTGCCCTGTGGTTTTCGTCCGGCTCTTTGTCTTCACAGAAATTTCCGTTTAGAGAGAAACTGCCGAAGTCGTCCAGATTGAGTATGTTTCCGTCTTTCAGTACGGCCTCCATTCCTTCCAGTACTATGCTGAGGCTTTTGTATGCTTCTCCTTTGGATAGGTTGTATTTGGTTGCCAGATATTCTACGAATGCTTTGGTGTCCAGTGTATCCCATGATAGCAGTTGTACCCGGACATTTGTCTCCTTATCTCCTGTGAATGTATCCGCGAAGCGGGTTGTTTTGTAAAGTATGCTCATAATAACTCCTTTCAATAGCCATTGTTTGCGGTGCAGTTGAGTAATAGCCGGGATAGACAAGTGTAACAGGAATATTGCACAAGTATAACAGGACGGTTGCTCAAGTGCAACAGATTAATTCATACAGATGAAGTTGCTAAAAGATAAGGGATTATTTTTAGTTTGTGTGGGAAAAACAATTAACTCTTCCTTATGAATTGGTAAAAACATCTTGTCGGTTAAGACGATGCAAAGGTAAGAATAAGTACCGGACTAACAAGAGAATAAATCTATTTTGTGACTTTGTCTTTGATGTCATGGTTTGGTATAGTAAATTTTATTCAAACATTAATAATGATAGTATTTTTATCGGATTATCAACAAACAATGCATACAATAGATGAAAAGATGGCACGACCTTAAAATATAATATGCTAATTGACTGCTAATTAATATTCTCAACATCTAGTTTGTATTATTGAATTGAACAACCAAAATGAATGCCTTTATGGATATAAAAAAGAATTTGCGGACCGTTGCGAGGAATGCAGCGTTTAGGGTAGAGTTTCTCACGAGTGGGAGAGAGATTCTTTTGTACACGAATGCGATTTACTCTGCTATGATGTGGGGGTGGACTAAGCGCATCGAAGAGAAAGAAAAAGAAACTCACATAAGAGAAGAGTTAATAAAGTAATAATCTTAAAAACGACAGGCTATGTTACAGGAATTTTTAGAAATTGAAGAACTGAAATCAATACATGAAGAGAAACTCAGATTGATGGAGAGGGAAATGGCATTATCAACTCCTTTACTAACAGAATTGGAGTATATACCAATGCTGTATAAATGGTATTGTGAATTGTCCGGATGCTGTGAAGAATCAGGAGGACTGAATGCTCATCAGAAAGGACAGTTTCTGCTAATAATCTTATTCTTTTATTCTCCTATTACATTGGTTGGCGGAAGAATAGTAAACGGTGTCCGGGACAGGCTGGCAAAATTATTCGGTTTTAATTCCCCGTCTGCTGTTTCCAATCTTCGCGATGCTATTTCGTTTTATGAGACTTACAAAGGCTATAGAAAGACTATTGATCAGTTGCGTGACGAATTTATGAGTCGTCTGAAAGAGAACGGAATCATACCTCAAAATCCTATTTTATGACTTCGGGTAAGATGTCACGGCTAGGGGAACTGAAAATTTACCAGTCATTGATATTGGCATTACTTTTACCAGCGAATTAGAAAACAGGACCTGTGATTCAAAAGAAAGAACAGTTTAAAGCTAGCTTTTTTATATATTATTTATTAATTAAAAATTTAAACAATTTAGATTATGGCACAATTATCTTGGGGAAAACCCACAATTGAGTTTGGAAAATGTGTGAACGGAGCTGCACCGTCAGAATGGACAAAACTAGGTTGCGACCCGGTGGAAAGTTCAACTAAACTGACTCCTACCAAAGGTGAAAAGAAAGAAGCAAAGGTAGAGGGAGGCGAAAATGAAGCAGTGAAGTATGCCAGAAATACTTATGCGTTCGAGTTTGAAATCCGTGCGGCTAAAGGTCGTGAAAAACCGATCAAGGACTCTGACGGAGTAGTTGAAGGCGAGTATGCTTTCCGTCTTACTCCGGAAGATGAAACATGCGAAGGTATCCTGATCGAACGTTCTGTGGTTTCTGTAGAAGAATCATACGACACCGCCGAAGGTAAGAAGTGGAAATACACGGTAGATGTATTGAAACCTGCCACCGGTGATCAGGTGAAACCTTATACTCCTGCTACTCCGGCAGAATAAGATTCTTTTTACGTCAATGGAGAGCGCTAGTCATGGCGCTCTTCTTTTATAAATTCCGCTATGAACATAAATAAAGAAATCGAAATCAACATATCCGATGCTATCGTGGAAAAAGCGATCAGTTTTAGTATCGGAAAGAATAAACTATGTCTCTATCCTTCTACTTTGGGTAAGATGCAAATACTGAAGAACTTGTATCTCTCGATGGATGTCAATATGGAGCTTCTGGCCATTAATCCGCTTGTTGAGACGCTGAGAATCTGCCAAGAGAAAACGGAATCTGTCTGTCAGGTCATTGCTTACTCTACATTCAACGATAGAAAGAGTATTCTGGATATGGAGAAAGTACTTCGGCGTGCCAAGTTTTTTCAGGATGAAGCGTCGGTGGAAGATTTGGCTACCATTTTGACTATTATCCTTTCGAGTGATAAGATAGAAGAGTTCATCCGATATTTTGGTATCGATGCAGACCGGGAAATGAAAACACGAATCAGCAGGATAAAGGGAGAGGGGAGCAGCATCACTTTCGGGGGAAAGAGTATCTATGGACTGCTGATAGACTTTGCCTGCCAGCGCTATGGATGGACAATGGACTACGTACTTTGGGGAATTAGCTATGTCAATCTGAATATGTTGTTTGCCGATGCTGTTACTACTGTGTATCTAAGCGAAGAAGAACGTAAAAAGTTAGGTCGGGGAGATGGGGAGGTGATCAATGCGGATGATCCGGAGAATAGGGATTTGATAAGGAGGATGATTAGTGAGTGATGATTTATATGAAAACTCCAGGATTCAAGTATAAAACCTGAATCTTGGAGTTTTCTATTTACACAAAATTATGGACAGTACCCTAATCGATTACTTCATGAGTGATAAAATTAATCTTAATGGTATCTTTCCTTTTTTCTCCATTATAGAATGTTGTACTTACATTAATGGTCGCTATGTCAATGGAAAAAGAAACATTTTCTATTGCGGTCTTAGGTTTATTGGTTTCCTGCGGATATTTATTTGCTATTATATCATTTATATTAAAAAAAGCAGTTCCTTTATCTAAATTACAAATAATAAATTCCGATTGAGAATATGATATGTATCCTTTATTCCATGTATATTGAGGATCTTTAACTCTGAATAAACTAACATTTTCTTTTGATTCTATAATATTTCCTTTTTCATCGAGAATAATATAGCTGTCTTTTCTTTTGTAATTATTATCAATAGTGATAGAAGTAATAAGTGGTATGATTATTTTATTGTCCATCCATCTCACAAATGATGGGTCTGCAGATTCTATATTGACATTTTTAATAAACTCTCCATCAATAGAATATATTCCTATATATCTATATGGGAATTTTAGACTTCCTAATTGAGTCTCCCAATTTACCAATATGAGTTCATCAGTATCGAAAGCAAAATGGGAATAGTTAAAATCTACGTTTTTCTGTTCTCCATATCCCATGTCGATTTTTATAGGAGCAGGTTGTACCATTTCCTTTTTCCAAACAATTTTATTGTTGTCCCTTCTTCTTTTTGTTAATAGAAATTTGGAATCGTTTTGATTATTCCCATTAATTGTTACATAAAAGTGTGTAGAATCCTTTGCTAACCATTCACCATTGACTGCTATTAATTCAGTTGGTTCTTCATCATCATTACTACACCCTACTATTGCTAATGTAGCTATTATTATAAATAAAATATTTTTCATAACAGTGTTATTAAATTACCAATTGTCGTTAGAAGCTAGTTTTTTGTTGATTTCTTCCTCCAAGTTTCTAATAATTCCCATAGAACTGTCATAAACAAATTTTAAATTGTCAAAGCTGGTAATACGATGTTTGGGTTTGCAATCTTTCCAATATGGATAAAAATTGGATAATTTATATTCTGTTCCTTTAAATGGATGCCTAAGGTCTGCACCTGTTTCATTCCAGACACTGTTTACTGTGATTGATATGCGATATTTTCCTTCTTTTATTTCTATTTTTATCAAATGCCAACATCTGTTTCTGCAGATGGATGCCCAATTTATCGTTCTTATATCAGAATCAATAAATCCTTTTCCTACTATTAGTCCTGCTTCTTTGTCTTTATTTTGAATAACATCTTTAGAGTCTTTATAGATGTCAGCAAGAACTTCTAAGGCTTTGTTGTATATATCTTCTTTCGATTTGTTTTCGGCAGTCACGATTTTAGAGAATACCCATTCGCTTTCCGATTCTGAAAAGTTTTTTTTCATTTCCTCAAACTCAGATAAAACATTTCTGTTCTTATCTTCTTTTTTTGAACTCTGTGCATATATGCTTCCTAGAAGCATAATTGATGTCATTAATAATAAAATCTTTTTCATAAAATATTAATTACCAGTTTTGATATACATACAATCCTTGATCTTGCATCGAAGTTTGAAAGACCTTCTTTTCACTTTTTCCTCTATAATCGTGGTTTACGCTGATTGCTTTGTAAGATGAATAGGTACGTCCTCCATACTCTTCCATGTACGTAACCCATAGTATATATTCTCCATTGGGCAGATTCTCAATATTGAATACGCCGGATTGAAATTTAGTAGCATATTTTGGTTTGGAAGATTTGCTCCCATCTGTATATGTGATTAGTCCGTCATTAACAACCGAGATAGTACTTTGGCTGTTGTCGATACTTTTGTTCTCATTTTCGTAAATGTACAGAAAGGCTTTTTTAGCAACTTTTTCTTCTGAATCCTCCCATTTTGTATACACGTTTACAAAGAAGGTTTGTTCGGTGGGTTCGTCATCATTAGAACATGATGTCATGAACATTGGCAATAGAACCAATAGTAGTAAGATTTTCTTCATTTTTATATGTTTATTAAAAGTTTGTTTTGCAGGTTTATTACCAAGGATTTGGTTTTTAATCTTTGATCGAATTTTTTGAATATGTTTGATTGATCTAATAACTATGGAGATAATGCACGATTCTTGAGGTATGTGTATAATTATCTCATTGCTTAGAAATTAAGCGGAATTTCTTTTTACTTTAGTCATGTTTATATTAAGCTTTATATAGGCAAATAGCATTTCCCACTATCTATTTGTCCCACAATGTATATTTCCCGTTAATATTTTCCCTATGTTTGTTTTGCCGCTTTGCTGGCAAAGCATTAATGTTAATTAATGCTGCAAAGGTAGATAGAATATATTGAATGCCAAAGTATTCTCAAATAATTTTTATGTACTGACAGAATTTTATAGCTTATGGTTTTTCTATATGAAATTAGATATCAGGTATTAATACTTGAGTTGTCGGGTGTTAATACCTGATATGTGAAATGTTAATACTTGAGAAGTGAGATGATAATACTTGTTATGTCACTTGTTAGAAAATGAAACTTACATAAAGGTAGAATAGAAATATGAGATGACTGCTACGATAATTCAAGGCAACCACATTCAAATTTTGTCAGAGACATAACTTGTTGTGGTTGGTCTTGAATTATACTATTTTCTTTTCTTATAATAGATACATTTTTGCATCTCTATACTTGTTGAAATCGGGAGCTGGCTTTTCAATCTTTTTGAAAATACGAGTGTATTTCTTTTCTAGTTTATTGAATCCTTCTTCCCAGTCTGCATAAGCATTTGATGATTTAGAAAGCATAGCTATTTCTTGTAAAAAAGCCTCATTTGCTAATTTGTTAGTTGTCTCCAAGTCGCCTTTGATATATGCAACACAAGCTTCTGAAAGGAAATCTTTACTGTCGATCTTTTTCCAAATTCGGTTGACATTATTGGTCATACCCCATATTTTGAAAAAAAGAATGATTTGCATGATTCCAAATGCAATTATAATAAAGCCGGTAAAATTCATTAATCCTTCCATGATTTGCTATTTTGTTTTTGGTAAGCCATAATAAAACATGTAGTTATTAAAATCTGAGCTACGATACTAATACTAGTCTGTACATAATATCTAGGAGTTAAATATTCGCTCCCGCTAAGGATGCCATATTCTACAAAACTGTATAGATGAGATAATAGATGTATACCTGATCCTATACTTCCTAATAAAAAAGCAGTTTTCATAAGCATTAATTTTTAATTGTTTATTTATGATTCGTGTATGTAATAATTTGTTTCATTATATGTTTCAAATAACTATATTTATATAGTCGAATTGGAATATTGAAATTTCCTATTCATCTGTGTTTATGTTGAGGGAATATTATATTGTTAAAACTGATACTCTTCTAATTTTTTTCTCTCTTTTTGCTTTTTAACCTCTTTCTTTGTTCTTTTCAAGTCTTTTTTTAATGGATACCTCCAGTTATCTATTGATATTGAATAATCGTATTCATATCCACTTTTTTCCCAAAATGTAATATTTATTTCTTTACTAGAAATTTTCCATCTTCTTAAATAGAACGGTTCTCTTTTGCTGAGATGAAAGGCACTCAATTGACCATCAAATGATTTGGTTGCTTCTCCATATTTTTTATAAAATTGATTGGCGATGACTAAAGCGTCATTCACTAAATCATCTATATGATCAGCTGGTTGTGGATATGATTTTATTAGAATGTCACATAATTCATTATTTCTAAAAAAAACATTAAATTGTAAGACATCTATATTATAGTTTCCTATTTCAAGCTTTTCTATAGAGAGACTTAGCTTCTGCCCCAATTCTGTATCAGATACATTACTGCTATAATCTTTAAAGGCATTTGTTTTTAAAGCTTCTTCCATGGTCATGCCAAATTTCGCATCTCCCCATGCAATGAGAGCTAAAGAGTCAGCACGTTTTTCCTCAATAGAATCCAGCACTGCTTTTTCGATTTTGGCAATGCTATCAAGCCTTTGTTGTTCCTCTATTCTTTTTTGTTTATTGCCACATCCGGATACAAATATTACGAATAGGAGTCCCCATATTAAATGTTTCATGTTTGAAGAGTTTGGTTTGTTGATAATTGTGCGCAAAGATAGAGAAATAAACGATAGAAAACAGTTGTAATTTTATTATTTATAGCAATATTGAATATTTTTTTCTGAAATATAGATGAGTTTGTGACTAATGGACAGATGTCATATAATGAATTGAAATAAATATAGGATGTATTTGGCTTTAGGGTAGTTTTGCGTGAAAATATTATTAAACGTAAAAATATGTATTATGGCTGAATTAAAATTTGAAGTGGCTTTAGCTAGTTCTGATTTGTTGAAAAAGATAGAACAGATTCGTACTGGTATTAAGGGAATTGCATCTGAATTGGATGAACAGGGACGTAAGGTGGATTCCTCATTCTTTAAAAAAGTATTTACGGCTCTTGATGGAACTAAAATGTTAAAGTCATTTGTCGGAGATATTATTGAAACAAGAAAAGAAATGGAGCGACTTGGTAAAACTTATGAAGTATTACTTGGTTCAAAAGAAAAAGCAGAATCTTTCAGTAATGATATAAAGAATTATGCTTTAAATAGTACTTTGTCAGTTTCTGAAATATCAGAAGCCGCCCAGACTTTATTAGAGTTTAATGTTTCTGCTGAAGATGTAATACCAACATTGCAAATGCTTGGTGATGTTTCGATGGGGGATAATCAGCGTTTTGCCTCGTTAGCTCTTACATTTGGACAAATATCTGAGGAAGGAAAATTGACAGGTGAATATCTTTCGCAACTTACAAATGAGGGATTTAATCCTTTAGAAATACTTGCCGAGAAAACAGGAAGAGCAATGTCAGAATTGACAAATGAGATGGCAGCTGGTAAAATTTCAGTGGAAATGGTTGCAGATGCTTTTGATTGTGCTACCACAGAAGGTGGTAAATTTCATGGAATGATGGAAAAAGGGGCTGGAGGGATAATAGGAGCTCAGAACAGGTTACAAGGAGCAATTCAGGATACTTTAAGTAAAATAGGAGAAGAGAACGAAGAACTTATCAAAGGTTCTTATGACTCTGTTACTTTTTTAGTGAAGAATTATGATACTATAGGTAGAGTAGTCATTTCACTGATTGCTACATATGGAGCTGCAAAAGCGGCATTAATCCTTTATGATGTGATTAAGGCTAAAGATATTGCACTTGATTATGCGAAATTGGCAATAACAGGAAAACTTGATGCTGCGATGAAAGCGCTAAATCTTACTATGTTGAAGAACCCTTATGTTTTGGCTGCCGCTCTTATTGTAGGAGTTGCTATGGCAATGTGGACATTGGCGGATCATACTACTGCTGCCGAGAAGGCACAGGAACGTTATAACAAGAGGACTCAAGAAGCTAATGATAGGGAGCAAGAACGGAAAAATAAACTAAGGGAACTTCTTAGTGAATTGGAAGATACAACTACGGCTGAAGTTAGACGTGTAGAAATACTTGACATTATAAAAGGTGAATATCCAGCTTTCTTTAAGTTTATGCTGGATGAACAAGGATATCTCAGAGATCTCACAGATTCATGGAAGGCATATAATGAGGAAACCGAAAAGAATAAAGTTACAAGTTTCAAACAGAAAGCTGAGGAATTGAAAAAAACTATAGCTGAAGAGAAAAGGTATCTGGAATTGAGAGATATGGGAATGAACAGGGGGGAAGTTCTTGATAAATCAGATTCAGACAGGCAAATTTGGAATAAATATCTATATAAAGGAACATATAATATTAGGAAAGATCTTGATACTAACACATTTGATCTTTTTAAGGTAGAGAAAGATATCACTAATGCCTCTTTCAATCAGTGGAAAGTAGGGTTGAAAGAAAAGAGCCTTAAAGCACTAGAATTTATGAATACTCGCTTAAAATCTTTAATGGAAGCGGACAATGGAAATAAATATTTGACTGAAGCACGAAGCAAATATTTAGAAGCTTTAAAAGCTGAAATTGGATTTAAGAAAGAACAGGAGGTAGCAACTAAAGACAAAAAATACTGGGAACAACAATTACAAGATGCTCAAAAAACTCTTTATGCTTTATCAGATGTTGATGCTGGTGGAGATAAAGGAACGGCTATAAAGGAAAAGATAGAAGGTTATAAAATAAAGATAAATGCTTTTGAAACTACAAGCAAATCTGGAAAAAAAACTGTTTCAGATCCTCCTAAGGAAGATGATACCCCTCTAATAACAATTTTTGAGAGACAAGTTCGCGAACAAATTCGTGGTACTGAAGATATGTGGAATGACATATATCAAACGCAGATAGATGCAATGGATGAAGGGAGTAAGAAGGCTCTTGAGCAAATGGAATTCAATCATGAAAAGAGGTTACAGGCTATTGATAGAGAGAAAGAAGATCTTCTCCAAAAGAAAAAAGAAGAAGCTGAGATTGAGTTTAATAAAAGGGAAAATAAGAATGCGGCGGAGAATTCCAATTATAAGAGAAAAACTTTCGATACTTCTTTAATTGCATTGTCTGACACAGAAAATAAGGAGTTCAATGGGAAATACAAAGTGGCACTTGAACAACAGGCTAATGACACTTCTAACTATTATAAAACAATCTTAGAAAAATATCAAGATTTCTCTACACAACGCTTGAAGGTGGAGGAACAGTATGATGAGGATATAGCTATTCTTCAAGCTAGGCGTACAACAGAGAATTCTGATGAAATAGATCGGGCAATTCTGGAAGCTCAAAAGAAGAAAAAAGAGGCAACGCAGCAGATTGACGATACCGAAGTACGGGAAATGGAAGGTAGTAATGACTTTCTGAAGAATCTATACGGTGATTATTCTCAAATGAGATTTGAGGATTTACGTGATTTGATCAGTGAAGCGAAACAGTTACAAAGCTATTTATCTGGTAGTGGCAATGCAGATGAACTGAAATTTATTACAAAAGAGCAATTATCAGTTATTGAAAAGTCTCCGGCAGGATTAGCAAATTTGAGGGGAGCACTTGATAAACTTTTGCAAGGTGGGAAAAAGAATCCTTGGGATAATGTTTTTGATAATTTTTCAAAAGGACTATCCAAATTAAAAGCATCAAAAGATATTGATGACATCTCGGAAGCTATGAAAGACATAGGTGGAGCGGCTTCTGAGGCTGCTGCTATGCTTGGTGGAGTTGCTGGTAGCCTTTCTCAAATGTTTGAAGATATGGGAAATACGGATGCTGCGGATGCAATGAGTACTGTGCAAGATGCCATGGGAGCCATATCTAATATCGGAGAAGGTTTTTCTAAAGGTGGAATAATCGGAGGTATTGGAGCGGCAGTAGGAGAAGCTGCAAATTTTATCGGTAAGGCATTTGCGGCCAATGCTCGCCATAAGGAGGCACTTGAAGCGATTATGAATGAAGCTACTTCGCAACAACGAGCGTATAATCTTCTTTTATTGGAGCAGAACCTTTTGTATGAGAAAGGTACTACCATATTAGGTGCAGATGTTTATGGAAAAGCAAAGAATGCTGTTCTTGTGATGAAAGACGCATTAGCAGATTTGAATAACGAACTGGCAGGGGATGGAAAGTATGGTGGTGGATATAGAGTAAATTTTAAAGCAGGTTTCCGTTTGGAAGATTCTCTTTCTAAAGCTCAAAGAGAATTATATAATAGTTATGCAGGACTTGCTAATATCCAAATAAAGACTGGACATAAGAAAACCGGAATGTTTGGCTGGGGTAGAGGGAAGGATATTTATTCTTCTATTCTTGATGTATATCCGGAACTTATAGATCAGAATGGAAAATTTAATGCTTCGTTGGCAGAAACAATCATGAATACGCGAACTATGTCTGATACAGACAAGGCAGCATTTCAAAATATGATAAATCTTAGTAAACAAGCAGAAGAGGCATTACAAGTTGTTAAAGATTACTTGTCAGATATATTTGGTGATTTGGGAGATACGATGAGTGATGCTCTTGTGGATGCATTCAAGAATGGTAGTGATGCTGCACAAGCTTTTACTGATTCTGTATCAAATATGTTGGAAGATTTGGCAAAACAAATGGTGTACTCCGTTACTCTTGCTCCAATTATAGAAAAAGCTCAAAAACAGATGCTGGATGTAATGCAGAATACAGGTCTGTCTGATGAACAGAAGTTTCAGCAATGGACCATGATATTGGGGGAATTGGTGGATAATGTTGTAAATGAACAAGAATATGCTAATTCGCTATATGAAGAATATAGAAAGAAAGCAGCAGAAAAAGGATTTGATATATTGGGAGTTGATGAGTCTTCTTCTCAATCTTCTTCTCAAAAGGGTTTTGCTGCAATGTCTCAGGATACAGGAGAAGAACTCAATGGACGTTTTACCGCCTTACAAATGTCTAATGAAGAGATTAAAAACTCAATGTTATTTATTTTAGGTAGTTTGTTCTCATTATGCACTGCAACTTCTGATAGCAACCTGCTTCTAACCGATATGAGGAACCTGGCAATTATGTCTAACGGACATCTGGAAGACATTGCTAAATATACAAAAGTACTACTGGGATTTGGAGAGAAACTGGATAATATAGATAGAAATACAAAAAACATATAATGATATGAAAGACGAATTGCGCATTAACGGTAAAGATGCCTACACTACTTGGGGCATAAGCATGGATAATAATGCATTATCCGAACTAATGACACCATCCTCCAACAAAACTTTTATAGAAAACGAGAGTCGGCTGGAACATGGAAAACGGGTGGTCATCGCCAATCCAAGGGTAGATGTGAGAAATCTGACTCTTCAGATTAACCTGACGGCTTCCAGTGAGGAACAGTTTTTTGAGAGATATAATAGCTTTTGTGAAGAACTGGCAACAGGCGCACTTGAGATAGAAACCAAGTATCAGCCTAAAGTCGTGTACAAAACGATTTATCAATCGTGCAGCCAATTCAGCCAGTTTATGCGCGGCATTGGAAAGTTCTCACTGAAACTATACGAACCGAATCCTAATGATAGAACGAAAACAGTATGATAGATATTAAAGACGTATCCGGAAATATCCGCTTTTCTACTCCCATAAATCAAGGGAGCAAGCGTAAGTTCCTGTTGATGAAGGAGGATTATATTACTTTGAAGTTCTCTTTGGATAAGCTTATTCCTTTTTCTTTGGGAGACAATGTAGACCATGAAATTGGCATGTTTGAGCTTGTAGATTTATATAAGCCGGATTATAACATCGAAACGGGTGCTTATGAATATAATCTGCGGCTGGATGCTTATTATTGGAAGTGGAAGAATAAAAAGTTTTTCTTTACTCCTGAAAATGGAGGACGTGAAGCCAGTTGGAATCTTACTGATAGTTTAAAAGTACATATGCAGGTTTTTCTTAAGAATCTGGAGGTGCTTGGGTATAAATATCAAGGCAAAGCATTCGAATGCATAATAGACGATTCGGTAAATACTTCTTCGAAGTTGATTTCTTATGACAGCGCAAATCTGATTGATGCCCTTTCTCAGATGGCAGAAGCTTTTGAATGTGAATGGTGGGTAGTTAAAAATGAAATTCACTTTGGTCGTTGCGAGAATGGTGATCCGGTAGATTTCGAACTTGGAATGAATGTCAGCAAGATGGATCGAAGTGACAGCCAGAGTACGTACGCAACACGTATTTATGCTTTCGGATCTACCCGCAACATACCGCTAACGTATCGTAAAAAGCTGGTTTTTGATGTAAAGGATATTAATGGCAGAGATTTATCTGATACGGCAAGGCCACTTGTAACTGACTTTTTCTCTAGTGATATAGTAACAGAAGAAAAACACATTGTTGATCCTATCATAACAGGGACGTTAAACAGTAATCATAGAGAATTCTCCAACAATAATGATTTAGTTGATACATTAGTCGGCAGTATTTATAAGATCATTGATAAAGGTAACGGTATCAGCTTTGGTACTGGTACTTATTATATGCCTATGCCTGGTCAGCCTTCATTTCCTCGGGATTATCTTCCGGCAGGCGAGTACGTTTTTCGTGTATCTTTTATTTATTTGCAGGATGGCATTGAAAAGGAAATCCTTATAGGTAGCAATACTGTTACGTTAAATGAAAACCAACAACATGAAATAAATTTATCATTTCCCATAGCAAAAGAATTTGCACCGGGATTGGGAGCATCACTGTTTAAATTACGTACCTATCTGCTTGTTCCACAGTTTGACAACACTTTGATTGGGATGGGAATTGGACTTTTTGCTAGGGTTTCACTAGACATGGAGCTTGTTGCCGGAAAGTCTGCCGCCACATCAGTGACCTTTCTTTCTGGAGTAAATAGTGGAAAGACATTTGATGCTATCTATAATCCGGATTTTCATATTGGAGAGACAGCAAATATTTTACGTCTTCCGGAAGGAGTTACAGCTTCTATTGGTGACAAATATACGATTGATAATATCGTAAAAAGTAAGGTTCCGGTAAGTTACTTTTCAGATGATAAAGATACTCAAATCGCTGAAGGAATTGCAACCCGACATCTCCTGATGCCCGAAGGAGTGACATATATTGATGCTTACCCGGATATGAAAGCTGAGGAGGCTGTAGAACAGATCGTTGTTTTTGATGATATCTATCCAAAGCGTGAAGGGGTAACGGATATGGTAACAACTCATACATATACTGATACTATAGATAACCCAGATGGAACAAAAACGTCAAAAGACTGGTTGGCATGGAGGTTTAAAGATGACGATCCCGGATTTCACTTTTCGAAGGATTACAAACTGGATTCTGAGGAACTGAGAATAGAATTCTTGTCAGGACCTTTAGCGGGTATGGATTTCGAAGTCTTATTTAATCCTTATGATAAAGTAAGAGATGATGCGCCCAAACCTGAACATTTAAAAGACGGTACCTGGAACCGGGATGCACAAGTCTACGAAATTAAACGTAACGATAATTACGGAAGAATGCTTCCTGATGACATTTTACATCCTACGGATCAAGGTGGAGACACATATGTTCTCTACGGGTATGATCCTCAATTTGTTTCCGATGTAATGATTCCCAATGCCGAAGTGGAGGTGGAAGAACGGGCTAAAGAGTACATTGAGAAACTGAAACAAGATCCTTCGACCTATACCAATACCATGATGTCGGACTATATTTATGGCATTAATCCCGAAACAGGGGAGCAGGATGAAGGGTTTGCAAAAAGTTTTACTGTAGGTCAGAAAGTAAAGCTAATCAATAAAGCATATTTTGAAGAAGCCCGGATTTCCCGTATTATGGGGTTTGAATATAGTCTTGATATCCCTTATGATTCTCCTGTATACACTGTGGGAGAAACCGCACCATATTCACGTCTCGGTGAGATTGAAAGCAAAATCGACTCTTTGACTTATAGAAAGGAGAAGGACAGGTTGTCGATAATTGCCGGTGGAGGAACTTCTTCCGGTATAGAAGGAACAAACGCTGTATTCCCAAGGAATATAGAAGTGACAGTAGATAGAGTGGGCTACTTCAAGGCTGGTGATATAATACTTGGAGGAACTACGGTAGTAGATGCATTTATAAAACTGATATCGCAGAAATCAACAGGTGAGTTGAGAAGTGAGATATCTACAAATAAGGATGTTGAATATGGTAGTCCGAAAGGTTTTATAACATATACTGCTGTTAGAAATAGTCAAGGTCCTATGGAACAAGCTTACTATGATGGTAATCCGAATAATAAACTCAATTTTTCGGAAGAAGTAGGTGGTGTGCAGACAGCGACAAGGCAGTTGGATGGTTTTTATACGCAGAAAGAAACATATATTGCCAATGTCATTTATGCAGCCAGTGAGGATGATGTATTGCCCAGAAAGGTATTGAGTGATTCTATCAATGTGAATGTACATCGTAAGTGGTTTGCCGGAGTATGCTCCTCCATCCCTAAAACATCGGACGATGTGCGCGCACTAGGATCGAATGATTTGTACTCAGGACCTGGCACGTACCAGTTTCCGGTATCTAACTGGAAAATTGTAGTCGTATGTGTACCATCTGACAGTGTTTGTGACATTTCTATTGCCTCATCTTATGGAAATTTTATCGAAAATGGCAAAGTATGTTCGGGACCGAAAGCGATATCCGTAGCTGGTGCGAATGGTAAAGACGAAATAAATTATAAAATGTGGGTGATTCAGACACCGGGTCTGAATGATCCCGATTCATTCACTTTTAAAACAGTATAGTAATGGTTAAGATAAACGGAAGTTCTTTCCCCCATCAATATAGACGTACGAATCCCTATCCTATAGATTCTACGGAGACATGGGCATCTATAAAAGAGGCTACGGAATATGCCCGCAACACAGATGCGGAACCTTATATGCCGTATGCAGGGCAAGTAATATCTATTGAAGGGCAAGAGGATATATATGTACTGGTTGAGGATAAGGCTATATCCAAATCTGACGGTCGAGAACATTTTAAGCTACATAAGATTTCCACTCAGGAAACTGCAGAAGGAATCTATTTGAGTAAACTCGTGGAAGATACAGCTCAAAAGTTAATACATTTTTTGGAAGGCATCGATGTCAAAGGTGAAGCAAAGATGGAGACACTTAAGGTCTTAGGGGCTGCGATATTCTCTGATACTGCCACATTTGAAAAGTCATTGTCTTCCTCTGAGTTTATATCAGGGAATCCGAATGGTCAAGGATGGGCTATATACTTGAAGGAGTTTGTTAACTCCGGGGGCATCAAAGAATTGCGTACTATTCTTGAAATAGATGAACTGGACATACGCAAGAGAATGCGCGTCTATGAAATGATAGTCTCGCAACTTCTCGGAGAGAATGGTACACGGCTGACTACGGATATGATTGAAGTACTCCGCATTGATAAGATAAATATGCGAATCTACATAGATACTCAAAACGGAAAATTATACAATCCTTTTCGGACGGGAGACTATATCATGGTCCAGCAATTTGATGAAGGAAACTTTTCTGTTAACAAGGAGTATGAATTTGTCGTTTCAGGAATTAGTGCTGATTATATTACTTATTCAAACTTCGTCGGCTCTGAAAATGATGTAAGAGAAGGCGATACGCTTGTTCGCGTAGACAGTATGACTGATGTAGATCGCAAAGGATTGATCAAACATACCTCTGTAGAAGCGAATGGTCCTTACATCGACATAGTCTATGGTATGAAAACTGATCCCGAAAACGCAACAAGAACACGTATAGGAAATCTCTCTGGCATTACCACTCCGTATTGGAGACAATTAAAGGATTATGGTATATTCTGCGATAATGGATATTTCAGAGGAGACTTTATGCTCCGATCCGGGGAAGACATTTTTACGAAGTTTCAGGTTACAGATGCAAACATTCGTGCTGAGATTAATTCTGTGCGCTATGATGTGTCTGAGAAAGATAACTATTTAAAAAATGCCTCTTTTGTCTATGATATGACATATTGGGAACATTCCACAGCAGTGAACGTTTATTCGGCTTCCGGAGAAATGGTCAATGTCAATGCTAACTTATACTCTGAGAAATCAAATGTTTCCGATATCGTCTTGTACAATAATCAGTATATGCTGCGTGTCAAAAGTAGCGGTGTCAAACAATTAAATAAAGACTTAAATCGCAAACCTGATAAGGTGGAGAAATTTGATATCTCTCTGCGGTATCTATGTAAAACATCTGGTACAATAAAGGTCGGTTTTACCAGTTCTGCTCTTTACGTGGAAGAAAGTATTTCAGCTAACAGTGATTTTACAACTAAATCATGGTCCGGTGATTGGGATGGTACAGGAGATTTTATGCTGGAGTTTTCAGGTGATATTTATATCAAGACGCTAACTCTGACTACCGATTCTCTTGAATCTTTTAAGACTGAGATGAATACGGTTATTTCTACTATTGATGGACGTATAGATGCTTATGTCGAAAAGACTGATAACCTTGAACAGACGACTACCCAAATGGGAATTTCCATCAATGGTCTGACGGAGGATTTAAAGTTGTACTACAAGAAGTCTGACGCTCAGAATTACATAGATTCTGAAATCGGATTGGCAATTGATGGAGTGAACAGCACTTTGGAAAGTTATTACCGTAGCTCGGAGGTTGACTCGATGTTTCTCAATATCGGTAGCCGAATTGATGGCATTGACGAAAGTATGACTTTGTATGCTTCTAAAACAGATAATCTGGAAAGAAATTATACAGATGTTGGGACCCGCCTTTCTGCTGCCGAAGGTACTTTGACTAATTACGCTGAGTTTAAATCGGCTACAGAAAATAGCCTGACACAAGTCAATCAGCAACTTAATGCTCTTGAAGGTAGCTTAGAGACAACTGTCCGGGATATGGTAGCTGGAGAGGTATCCGGAGCAGCACAGAATCTTGCGGCACAGTTGTATGCCAGTTCGGAGGATATCTTGTCTAGAATCAAAGGATACTCTCAAGACGGTCGTATCACACCGGCAGAGAAAACAGATATCATTTCTATATATGAGAGTATTAAATCTGAAATGGCTGACACGGCAGTCGATGCGGGTACACCTAGCATATCAGAAGCCAACAGTCCTGTTATCAGCCGGGTTCTTGCTTTTCTTGATGCGGGCATCAATACCGGAGAAACGATCAAAACGAATCTTCGTACTGCAATTAATGCTCTGAAAACAAAGTATTCGAATCTTAAGATGGGATTATTCTCTACGACCTATACCCTTGAAGGTAGTTCGGCTGCTTATCCTTTACTTTCTTCCGATTCATTACAAAGGATCTCCTTGCTAGACGCTGACAAACAGATATATCCTTTATTCAAGGAGTATGTAACAGCACGCAACGAGCTTGCTAACCTGGGAGTAGAAGCCTCCCGTGAATGGATTGTCAAGAATCAGACGACTATTGACCAGACTAGCACGTCCATTGGTCTGTTGGTGAAGAAGACAGAAGGTGGGGAAGTCGTTAATGCAGCTTCGATCATTGCTGCTATCAATGAAAGTGGTGATGGTGAAATTAAACTGGTAGCTGATAAGATAACTCTAGAAGGTTTTGCTACTGATAATAAGGGGTTTAGTATTGAAAATGGATATATGACTGCTAAGGGAGGAAAAATTGGTAATTTTAAAATTGATGGTAATAAGCTCATTAATGAAGATTTTAACTCAGGTATAGAGATCGCTAGTGGTGATGGGCGTTCTTTGAATCTAGGAGGATTATATTCTGCTCTAATATCTATGAGGTTGGATCATTCTTCGGATGGTAGGGGGAATAAAGGGATTGCTATATCAAGTTTTGGACAGAATAATGTATGTCTGGATATTTTAGCCAATGCTGGAAGTAAGTTTGCACAGGATTCAGTCGGACCACACCGTTTTTATCAGCGTAAGGGTGAGGTTTGGGACTCTCCTGGTGTTTTATGGTCTGGAAGGATTAGTGCCAATGGCACAATTGAGAATTATTGGGGAAATGGATGCACTGTTACTTCTATATATCATGGTAGCAGGGGATTATACGCTTTAAATCATGATATTGGACACACGAATTACTATGTTCAAGCTACAGCGGTACATGGTGAATGGAGTATTGCGGCAATTACTACTAAGACACAGGACCAATGTACAGTCATGACCTTTCATAAAGATGGTAATTATGGAGATTCAGCTGTTGAAGTTACCATAATAGGCAGAAATAGATATAAGGAATATTATTGACGAAATGGTTTATAGATAAAATGTAAAAACAAAAAAGTATGAAAGTAGATTTTACAAAAGCAAAAGTAGAAGTGACCTTTGGTGAATACAAGGAAATGGATATCACCAAAGTAATAGGTAATGCAGTTCATCAGAATACTTCTGATATCGGTGTTGATGAAACAGCACGCAACATTTATCATTCTGAAGGAGAGATTGAAATCCCTGATGAACAAATCAGTGCTATTATATATGCCCTCTCCAATGCAAGTACCATTCTGGTATCTGCAAAGAAGGCTGCTTTAAATTTATTAAAACTAACACAGGAATAATATGGAACTGACACAAGAGCAAATTAATGATATAGTAACGGCTGTATTTTCGTTGATGGAATCTCAAGGAATGCTGCCTGAGTCGCAACTGGACGTACTAGCTCAAAACGTGAAGCGACGCCTGCAACTCGACTCAGTAGGAGTTGATGAAGTTCCTCTTGTTGATTCGATAGAGGGAATTAACTCTCTCCCGTGTGTACGCCAATCCGGATCGGTATTTGATGTTGTCCGTACTCCGTTGGAACTACTTAAAGGTAAATTGGCAGCTTTACCTGTCTTTCGAATTTCGTCAGGCTATTGGCAAGTATCGGAAGATAACGGGAATACATGGAAAGATATAACTGATTCTTTAGGGAATCGGGTGTCTGCTCAGGGAGAAAAGGGAGAACAGGGAAATCAAGGAGATCCGGGTCAGGCAGGAGAGAAGGGAGATCCGGGAGATAAAGGTGATAATGGAGAAAATGTCTATCTTCAGTCTAACGGAACAGAGTTGCAATGGAAGATGGGAGAGGATGGAGAATGGCAGACCCTGATTTTACTTTCTGAAATAAAAGGTGCTGCTTCAATGGGAGAATTGACCAATGTGTCTCAAGAAGCTGATATAGCAGAAGATGGTTCTGTTTTGATGTATAGGGACAATGAATGGAAACCGGCTGCGGAATGCTTTATTCCTACCGGAACGGCTGAGGACGGTTCTATCATTACCACTTTTTCTGACTTAGTGAATTATATCTCCACTCATGGAGAAGGTGGTGGCGGTACTGGTGTGCAACGGAATATTCGTATCACAAATAACCTGGAATCGAAAAATATTTCTGCTAGTAAGGGAGAGCCTTGTTTATTGGATTTTACCTTTATCAGCCAGGAAAGATATAGCTCTAATGAACCATATGAAGACACAGGAGAACGTGGTATGTGCCAGATTTCGGTCAAGAATAACATTAACTCTGAATATGTTATAGTGAAACAATTGTATATCAATTCTAGTGTTCCGTTCAAAACGGATATTGCCGAGTTTCTGACATCCGGAGCTAATAATGTCATGATCAAAGTTACCGGAGAAGTGACTGAGGTAACAACTCCCGCATTTGTATATGCTGTGCAGCTTACGTCTCTGTCCATTAGCGCAGTAAACTTTAAATGGTGGACGGCATTTAATAATGACATTACAGTTCCGTTCAATATATCAGGGAATGTTTCTAAAAGTCTGTATGTGAACATTTCCGGAACAGATTATTCTGAAGGGTATGAAGTAGCGTTGGGCACGGGAGTTTATGTCGAAACTGCTTACAATTACTCTATTCCACATCCACAAAAGAGTGGAATTTTTAAGATATCGGCTTATGTTTCCAATGCGGACGGTAGTATTCGTACTAAGACCCTATCATTTAATGTGATATGTGCAGTCGCCGGTGAGCAGGCTAAACTGATCGCTATCAATAATGTGGCGGAAAGAATAACCAACTGGAGTGAAAACATCTTGTTTGATTATACGATGTATGATGGTGATAATGTTAGTACTTCTGCCCTGTTTGAGATTACGAAGGGGAATGAAGTAGTATTCAGTTCTACTGAAGAAAGCATTTCTACCTCTACTAAGTATTCATTCTCATTGCCTCTTGAAATAGACACAATAGATAATCAGGATTTCTCTATTATTGCTAATGTTAAAGATAGCGGCGTTCTGCTTACCGGTCCATTAGAGTTTCCCGTGAATAACTCGTTGGGATATTCTGCCGTAGCAGGAGCTGTGATGTATATCAACCCTAAAACACGTACCAACAGACAAGGAAATAGGGAATGTATGATTAATGAAGTCGACGGAACGCAGATCGAAGCTATATGGAATGGAATAAACTGGGGAAACGATGGATGGACAAACGATAATCTAGGGTATAAAACGCTCCGTCTTCTTGCCGGTTCAAGCGTTGATATCAATTACAGTCCGTTTGGGAAAGAGAGTGCCCGGACCGGCAAGACATTTGAAATAGACTATCAAATCTCTAACGTTACTGATTTCTCAAAACCGGTTATCACAGTCTCTACTCCTGCAGGAGATTTATTTGTCGGATTGAATATTTATCCAGACAACGTGATTATGTACTCACAGTCTCTAAAAGATAAGGATGTACAAAGTCTTCACACCTTTGAAGAGAAGCGGACCCGGCTGACACTTACAATCATGCCGGATGCTTATGGAAATAGTGGATTTAATCTCTGCATTCTCTATATAAACGGAATTAAGAACCGTGAGTTTACTTATGAGAATAATGATTATTTTGCTCATAATGGAACAATTGTCATAGGCTCTGATAATGCGGATGTAGATGTATACGGTATTCGTGAATATGATTCGGCATTAACCTCGCAAGGAGTGCAAACGAATTATGTCAACTGGCTTTCTACAACAGAAGAAAAAAATAGTTTCAAAACAGAGAATGATATTCTTGATACAAACGGTTCTGAAATTGACTTCGATAATACGGTTGACCAATATAATATCCTTGTGTTTGACAATACGATTCCAAGCATGGCTGACCAAACGCAACGTATTGGTACCCTTGACGTTTACTTCTACGACCATCCGGAGTGGAATGTATCTATCAGTAATGTCACTGCAAAAGGACAAGGTACTTCATCTATGAAATACTGGATATGGAATACCCGCTATCAACTAGACAAAAATTTATCTGTCATTACCCATGCTGATGGAAGTTCTAGTAAAAAAGTATGGCAGATGGCACCCTGGATTCCGGCAGGACAGAAATTCACAGCAAAAAAGAATTTTGCCTCTTCCATGCAATCTCATAAAATTGGTGCAGTCAATTCTTACACTGATTTATATAAACAAGTAGGTTTGTCGAACGAAGCAATGCAGAGGGAGGGGTATTCGGATGTACGTGTATCAGTATACGAGTTTCCTTTCTTTTGTTTTGAAAAGTCAATTAATGACGACGGAGAACCTGTATCTGTTTTCAAGGGTTTATATACTTTCGGACCGGATAAAGGGGATAAATATACGTTCGGCTATGATACGGACTATTTTCCTGATCTTTTGTCTATCGAAGGTTCTGACAACTCGCCTCTTCTGACTTTGTTTCGTGTTCCGTGGAATACTGATAGCGGAAGAGTCGTATACGATGAGGACAAAGAAGCATGGCAGTACAATGGTGCCAACTCTTTCGGTTTTGGAGCTGGAGATATAGCAAATATAGTCAACTGGATTCCAACCTACAATCACGTTTATCAATGTTCCCCCCGTTTGCTTCCATTCGATGGTACTCCCGATGAACTGAATGATGACCTGGATATATATCGTACGCAGCCTTATGAGTTTTGGATTGCAAAAGTTGGTGATTCGCATCGGTTTGATGTCTATTATTATGAGGCGTCGGTAGGTTTGTTTATACCATCGGACATTGGAGAAGGACCAATTAATCTGGTATCTCAACTGGTAGACAAAGATTATGGACTTGCTTCTGCTGATATTGAGAATAAAACAAATGATAGTCTGAATACCCTTTTTATCAATGCCCGTGTGGCTAAGTTCAGAAAGGAAGCCGCTTTGTACTGGGATATCGATGATTGTTTGTACTTTATGAACAATGTAGAGTTTAATGCTGGAACAGACGAACGAGCAAAGAACACCTATCCGTATAGCTTTGGAATCGAAACTTCAAAATGGAGATGGCGTGTTGATGATGCTGATACTCGTTTTGATACAACCAATCGTGGTTTACCGGATAAAGAGTACAGTGTTGAAACTCATGATTTGGATGAGACCGGGGCGGCTGTATGGAACGGAGAGACAAATAATTTTTTCAACTTGATGGAACTTGCTTTCCCGGAGGAGAAGATAATAAGTATGCGCAAATCTATGGCAGCCATGCAATCGCTCGGAGGTTTGAAGAGTGGAAATGACCTTGAAAAGATATACGCGTTTTACAAAAAGTATTTCTTTGACCAAGCGCAGGAATATTTCCCGTCGAACGGTTATAATGCTGATGCTAAGTATTGTTATGAAAATGGTAAATTAGCTTATAATGCAGGTATTTATTCAAATGATACTGATCCGATTACTCAAAGTTTAGGCGATCATTATCTGGCGGAGCAGAGGTGGATTACTAAGCGTATTTTGTATATGATGTCGAAGTATAACTTCGGACTATTCTCTGCATCCGGAACCGATACAATTACTGTACGTGCTGCAGGTAACACGATTAAATATCAGTTGACACCCGCAATGGATATGTATCCGGCAATTGCGAACGGTACAAGTATCATACAAGGAAAGAGAACGAAAGCTGGAGAAGTGTGTGAAATGGAAATTGAACTTTCGGGCTCCGGTGATCAGCAGAATGCAATACAGGGAGCATCATATCTGCAGGATATAGGTGATTGGTACGATAAGAATGTAACTGGATCTATGATTATTCAAGGAAGAATGCTAAGGGATATACGACTTGGAAGCAAAAATAATCCGGTTATCATTTCAATATCCTCTTTAACATTATCGAATTGTGTGAGCCTTCAGAGATTGCTATTATCGAATATTACCACTTTGTCCGGTACATTGAACTTAACCGCATGCGAGCACTTGCAAGAAATTTATGCAGACGGTACGTCTTTGGCGCAGATTGTGCTGCCGTCGGGTGGAGGACTTCGTGTAGTTGAATACAGCAGATTTAATCAATACTTGTCATTGTCTAATTATCCTCTTCTTACAGATGATGGAATCGGGATTGACTTATGCAAGACAGTGATCAGTGACTTTTTCATTGTTGATTGCGCACTGGTTCGACCTATGAAAATTCTTGTTGATATAATGAATGCACAAATGGAACAAGGAGATAACCATGCATTGAAGAGGATTAGAGCCGTTGGCTTTGAAGAGTCATACAATAACTCGTTCATATTAGACAAATTGGTTGACCTGACAAACGGTACTTATAGTGGATTAAGTAGTGAAGGGCTTTCCGGAGAAGATGAATTACCTGTGTTAGATGGAACTCTCAACATCAATGCGAGTGTTTATGGAGATACTGTAGAAGCGCTCAGAGCAATGTTCACAAGACTAACCTTAAATATCAATGGGGAATTTTATGTTCGTTTTGCAGATGATATTGTAACAATGTTATGCGCAGAAAATTGGGGTGACGGTATAGGAACAAGCAAAAGACAAATGGGAAATATTACTGAACTAGGAATTATTTTTGCAGGAACAGATATCAAATCGTTTAAAGAGTTATCTTTAAGTAAGATTGAATCATTAACAAATGAATTTACAGGTTGTTCGCAACTTAGTTCTATTGCATTTCCTGAGACACTGCGGATATTGAACACAACGGCATTTGCTGGTAGTATGGTTGCATTAGACTTGTCTGATTGCACACATATAACTGATTTACTGATTGATTCAGACGATACTATTGATTTCATGCCATCCGCAAACGATAATCTCGTTAATATTACTTATAATAACGGATCTAGCTGTATACATATGGTGGGTTATTCAAATGCTATTCTTACCATTAATAACGAGTCTGAGATTGTAGATTTTTGGGTAGAAAATTGTAATACTAATAATAATATTCTTTCGAAAATACAATCCATATATTCAGTCAAGGAACATTTACTTAAATATATTAGGGCTGTAGGATTTGATGAAGAATTCTATACGAACGAAATATTAAAAACTCTGTTATCATTAGCTGAGAATGGATATCGTGGAATAAATGAAAGTGGAGAAAGAGATGATAACATTATACCTGTATTATCAGGGAAAGTACTATGTACAGATAAGTATTCGCCAGATATGTTGTATGATTTAAAAAGTTACTTCCCTAATATTTTGTTTAATATGACGGGAGAAGCTTGTGTTGATTTCAAAGATCAAGTCGTAAAAGATATATGTGTGAGGAATTGGGGTAGTGATGGAGAATTGACCGTTGAACAGGCTGCAGGGATAACAACTATTAATACTAAGTTCAAAGAGAACTTGGAAATTACATCTTTTAATGAGTTGAAATATTTCACTAATGCAAACGCACGTACAGAGTATCCTGGTGAGCCTGGGGTGCCATACGGAGCTTTCGACCGATGTACCAATCTGGAATCAGTAACAATAATGCCTACAGCCAAAAGAATTGAAACAAGTGCTTTTGGTGGTTGCTCCAGTCTAAAAAAAGTTCTATTTCCTGATTCTGTATATTTCTTAGGTACGAATATTTTTTATGGCTGTACTTCGCTGGAAAGTGTAAATATACCAAAGGGTTTTGCTGACAGTAAATTTCCAAGTAATGTATTTAGAGATTGTATTTCATTAACTTCGCTTATAGAAGTACCTGAAACTGTCACTATAATAGGTATGGCAACATTTAATGGATGTACTTCTTTAGCAGGGGTGAAATTGAAGGGAAATGTCCCTCCATCTCTTGAATACAGTGTGTTTGGCAATTCTACATTCCCTATTTATGTCCCAGAAGCAGCAGTTAATGCTTACAAGTCTGCTTCCGGATGGACTTCATTGGCTTCTAGGATTATGGGATACTAATTTTCTACTCTGATTGTTAGTGTACATTATTGGGGTTAAGATCAAAGTCATACTCTGTAATAGTTCTAAAACTTCCCCAATTGGTCGCAGAAGCATAAACTTCCTTGCATCCAATAGGAACGTATAGATCACAGGTATCAGGATTATCTCCCCATCCGTGTTCCAATATTGGTGGAATTGTTGATTTTACATATAATGTATTTAGATTAGAGCCTCTTCTCCAATATCCTCTAATTCTGTATGTTTTAAATGGAAGTACTAATATTGTAACTTGAGTGTTTTCTAGCCACAGATCACCGCCGACGTATAATGGTACATCCCCTCCATCCTCAAACACAATAGAAGTGAGGTTTACACAATTCTTAAACGTTGCAACATCACAAAGACCAACTGACTTGGGAATTAAAATTTTAGAAATTTTAGTATTAGCCAAAAAACTGAGAGCGATATTAAAAATGTTGGGTGGAAGAACAATAGATTTCAAATTTATACAATTCTGGAATGGACTCGAATCAATACGATTGTTATTAGCAGAATCCAAATAACGGCCATTACTATTGGTATAATTGACAAAATATTGAAATTCATCAAAGTTTGTAATTTCCAAGTTCTCTTTGAACTTAGTATTAATAGTTGTTATCCCTGCAGCCTGTTCAACGGTCAATTCTCC